ACCAGTGTCTCAAGTTTCTCATTGAATACCCTGTATACCAGTATCACCTGTTAAACCAGTATCACCTGTTAAACCTGTATCTCCTTTAAGGTTAGAATATCTACCTTTTTTGATTATATTAGCATCTTCACTATCAGCCATCAATATCATATCATCTGCTGCAATAGTTATCTTCTCATCAAAGTCTGTTGGAAATATATTACTCATTAGTATTTATTATAAGATAAATAGTTTATACTGGTGTTCTTTTTGTTCGTGGTATTAATGGTACTTCTTCATGTCATCATGTCTTAGAAAATATAATTATTTCTTCTCAGTCTTGGTCTGCAACCTTTCAAGTGCTACCAGCAAGAAAAACAAACGTAAGAAACTTAGAAGCTCTTACTCTTCTTGTCCAATCACTGACTGTCTCTGTTATACGGTTTACCCAAGTAGTTGACATATATAAAGGTTAGTTGTTAAATGGTTATTTCTTATTAGTAGAATTAAGTACTGTAGCTTTATCTTCTGGTGATAGTTTACTAAATTTATTAATTTGCTTTCTTATCCATTCTTCTGATTTATTTGCTACTAATGAGGTCAAATCAGCTGCCATTAATCATTCTCAAATAATAGGCATAGCATATGAAGCTGGTGTTCATAATTCGTCTCATTTGAAATGTTGTGCTTGAGGATTTACAATTGTCTTTTTTCATGGTGTTATAGTTCATCATTTGTTTGTTATTGCTTGCTCTTTTTCTAATTTTGAAGTAAGTGAATTTATTCAAGGTTTTCAATTATTATCTGCACTAACCTTTCAGAGAATAGCACCATTAGTAACCTCGTTTAATCATGCCAATAGAACAACAATTCATATAGCTTTTCATCATACTTTTACAATCTTACTGTCTGCAACATATTTTATAGCCTTAGGAACATTACTTTTCGTTCGGTTAGTTATTTTTGAATCTTCAGCTACACTACCATATTTTTTAACGAAATTCTTTATTTTATTTGGAAATCTTTTAGTTGTTTTAATTGTTTTAGTTAGTTTAGATTCTTTTATCTTCTTTGTAGGTAAATCTCCTTCAATAACATTACTAAGTGCAGATACTCAAGGTATTCAACCAACTAATCAACCAACATCGTGTTGTATTTTACCAATAGTAGAATAAGGTATCATTCTTTCTGTTTTTACTGTTTCTGCTCAAATAGTTAAAGACATATCTTTAAGTTTTCCATATGATTCATTCCAAATTTTAGCTTCTGGTATAACAGCTTCTATAGCTTCTTTTATTCATCTTCATAATGCTTTATGTCATGCTCATTTTTTAACCTCTTTAGCTGTAGAAGCTATTTTAGCTGATTTAGTAAAATCAACATTCTGATAAGCAGTCTCTTTAATAGCTTCAACATCATCTAAAGAGAATCTTCATCAATTTTCTTTCATTAAAAGTACTATTTCATCATAAACATCTTCTAATCATTTTAATTTATCGTTAAATTTAGAAGATATTCATCATTTCATTATTTCTAATTTAAGAGGTCAAAGAATTTCTTCTCAGAATGTAAGTCATTTGTTTTGAGCAAATAAAGCTGTTCTAATTTTAGAAACTTCTTTTAAATCTCTAACAACTTGATTATAAAGTCATCTATTCTGTCATAGTTTATTATTTTTTATTGTACTTATTGCTTTTTTTGAGAGATTTGAAAAATAATCAATAACATTATTAACTTTTTTATCAACAAATTCTGGTCTAACTTTATTTCATTGAGGAATAATATTTGCTTTAATATAATTAACAACTCTTTGTGATTTTTTTTCTGTTGGTATTCTTTTAATTACCTCAGATAATCACTTGATTCATCAAAATGCTCATAATCCTCATAATCATATAGCTCATATTGGTGTAATACTAGCATTAGATTCTTTGTTTTTTTTAAACATAAGGTTATATGTTTCTTGTGCTGATATTTCTCATTCAATAAAACCATTAACAACATTAGTAAGTTCTGGTTTTTGTGTTAATGTCTTTTCTATTAACTCATTATCGGTTTTTAAAGAAAACCCATATACTCATTTTTCTAAAGCATAACTTCTAATCATATCTGCTATTTGAGAATTTTTTACTGTTGAATTATCTTTAGATTTATCTCAAGAAGACATTTTTCCAGAAATTATCTTTTTTCTTGTGTTATCTCTATCTTCAAGAAATGATTCTTCTTGTCTTTTGTTCCTAACTTTAGAATAAATATCATCCGAAGCGGCAGTTCTTTCCATTCATTCAAATCATAGTTTATCTAATTTTTCCTCAATCTTTTTTTCATCTTCAATTTCCAATCAAGGAAACCTTTTAGATTCGTTTTTGGTTTGTGGAACATATGATTGTACTTGTTTTTGTGGTATACGAACAGATGGATTGGTTTGAGGTTTCATTACTGGAGAATCTTTCTTTGGAACAACGCTCATGTTTCTATTTCATCATTGTTTAAGTTTGTCCTCTTCTTTAAGAGAAGCTCAATATTGTTTGAAACCAAATTGAGGAGTAAGTCATTTTAAATCAACCATTTATTTTTGTGATTATCTATTAAAAGTCAGTTATATCTAATTCTGTATTATCTGTTCATTGATGTCTAGGTGTATATGAAGTATAATAATTATCTAAACTTCACTTAGCTGACAAAATAATTTGTTGTTTTAATCTTAGCATTTCTTTTTCAAATTTTTCATCAGATGTCCAATATCTCATTCCATTCGCAGCATCATATATTGCTTGTCTTTCTTGGTCAGATAACGCACCGAATGTAGCTCCTCAAGCCTTTAACTCTAAGAACTTTTTCATTCACAATGTATTATATATTTCTTCAAAGTTAGATTTAAAGTCAGATTGTTCATCTCAAGAAATTTTTCATAAAAATGTACTTGCACTTATACGTCAACCCTTACCTAAATCTGATTCTAACATTTCATCTATTTTATTGATAATGTTTTCAAAATCTCTTGTATTTGTATCTTGTTTATAAGATAACGCTTCAGCTTCCATTTGTGGTACTGACTTACCTGCGTCTTCAGCAGCTTTTCTTTTTTGTGCTGGTGTTTGAGTTAAGTAAGACATATAAGTAGCAGACAAATTTGAATCATATACAACACTACTAGAACCTCATATAATTCATTCTTTATCATTATAGTATCACTTTATTCTTGAATCTCAAATCTTAACATCATCATGTGTAGTTATTAACTTATCACCATTCCAGTTACTATCAGTTATTTTAAGTGTTCAATCAGCATTAATTCAAGTAACAATTCATACATGTCAATAAGGTCTTCATTCATCATCATTAACATTTGTATCCATAACTACAAATCATCATATCTGTGGTTCTTGTGAATTTACTGGTTTTTCATCTAAATAATCACCAAATATATGTTTTCCATATATAGCTGTAGCGTAATCATTAGCTGTTTCTCAACATCGTCATCAGTAAGTTCAATTTGGAAATTTTCATTGTATTTGTTGTGATATAGCATTATATCATGCATTCGTATTTACATCAACTATAGAACCAAACATTGCTTTTCTATCTCATCTAGCTATTACGTCTGTTGTTTCAATGCTTGAAGGTGCTATTGTCGGAGTAACTGTTCTATTTAATGGGTCTATCCAACCATATATATCTCAATCTTTATTCTCTCATATTTTTCAATAAGTTACACCACTATCACCAGCCTGTAAAGCTTGATATGCTTTTTTACCTTGTAATGGTTTAATAAAGTTTTCTTGTAATGCTTGACTTACTGAAACATTGTTCTGTTGAGCATAAGCCATAACATCAGCCATTACTTGGTCTTGTGGCCTTTGTATAATATCTCTATAATCTTCATAATACCCTGTAAGTGTTTGGTCTAACGCCATTCTTGATACTTGGGAGTCTTCACTATTCATATCTGGGTTCTCTGCGTTATACTGAGAAGAAGCCATTTCAGCCATCCCTTGTGGTGTATAATCGTAATAGAAACCTAGCTGTTCCATAGAATCTTGCCAAGTTTGTCTATCTAACGCTATCTGGTCTTCAAAAATACCGAACCTTGTTTTAGCTTGTTCCATCTTACCGTTATATTTCTCTAACTGAGAGTTATATGTAAGTGTAGCTGTTCTTTTTTCTTTGTTTAATGCTTCAGTCTTATCTGCTACTATAGCATCAAGTACATCTGCATTAATACCTGTTCATTCGTATTGTGCTTCAACACTATCTCTCATGTTGAATATTTTCTCGTCTAATTGTTGTATATTTAATTTACTTGCAGCAACGCTGTCTTGTAAAGCGTTAATCTCTGGTGTATTAACCATTTCATCGTATTCAGCCAATAGGTCATACTCTTTAACCTCTATACCTAATTCCCTTCTTACTGTATCTAATTTACCTCAAGATACACTTGTATTAGCATCGTTATATGTATTAGCTGTATTTATATATGATTGTATTTCTATTAATCTATTAGGGTCTATATTTCCTAGGTTTGACAAATCAGAATCAGAAAAACTTCAACCTAAATATAGGTTTCAAATCTCGCTAGCTGACATACTACCAAACATATCTGTAATAGATTTATTTCTTCGGAAACTATCTAATACTTGTTTTTGTTCGTTTATTCTATCTCCATAACTAAAGAAATCTTTAAATTCATCATAATTAGCAAAAGCATTAGGATTAGTATTATAATATGCTTTTACGTTATTAGATATTTCCATTAATCTTTGTTCTGAAGCGTCTTTATAATCAGGGTCTCATTTATAAAGCTCTACCTCTCTTCCTTCTGTATCTTGTGGTGTTATTAATTCAGGGTCTCCTTCTAATCAACTATATTCTCATGTAGTCCCTTGCGTGGTTTGGTCTATAGGTAGGTTAGGGTCTTGTTCTTGTGTAGGATTAGGGTTTGTTCGTGTAGTGCTATCAAACCTATCAGAAAGTTCTTGTTCTGTCCAACCATCGTTAATAAGATTTCTATATACATCAGTATCTTTCATCTCATCGGTTATCCCAGCTGGAGAAGTTACTACAGGTGATGTATGAGCTATTGGTGCAGCTGGTGTTGCTGCTGGTGATGTTATAGCAGGTGTAGTTGCATTAAGTGCAGTATAACCAGAAACATCTGTACCAGCTCATACTTGTGCATTGTATGCGGTTTGAGTGATATTTCTTCATGTTGTGTCAGTATAAGCGAATGTTACCATTTATATATTTTAGAAGTAAATTTTTATCAAATAACTGTTGTTGGAATATGGTTTATTGGTTTCTTCATTATGATATTTTAGTTACATAAAGCGTATTTATTACTGGGAATGTTATTCAATCCCACCTATGTGCTGCATGACAATATAGAACCATTCATTTTCATAAATTTCAAGAGAATCAAAAGTTAGCACAATCTACAGTTAAATCAAATCTTTTTGTTTCATAATATACGAAATCTTTTGTTGCTCAATCTGATGCTGCCTGTGAGACAAATGATAATAATGCAACATTTCAATATTCTGCTCTAATATCCGCTGCTGTTTTTGAATCGGTATTACTAATCATTGCAAAAATCAAAGTTAAGTCAAGAATATATGTTCAATCAGCTGGTATTATTAAACCTCAATCGGATGTAAACTCTCGTGGATATTTTCACCATGAATCTAGTATACTTGAAAAAGGTATAATTTTTGTTGTGTCTCATGTATAATTTATTCATGGGGTAGCATCTCACAAAACATTTACACTTCAACTAACCGCAACAAAATCCAAATATTTATTATCTCATTGTGTTCTTAGTGATATAGGTCTATTTGTATATCATATTGAATTTCTATTAAATGTTTCAGTTTTAATCTTATGTCAAACCTGTGTATCTTGCAATACAATTTTATCTTTATTTGGTTTATCCATAATGAAATATTTAATAATTAAATGCTATCTACTATATCTGACATTAATGATATATCATACACTACTGGTGTAAGTAATGAGCTTGATGAATGTAATTCTATTTTTAGTTGTATTTTATGTCGTTTAGGCATATGTGCGTTAATAAACTTTGTAGAGAATATTAAGTCGTTTTCTGCTATTTGGTTATCTGATGTTATCTCCTTTACTAAAGCAAAGTTATCCATATCGTTATAAGTTATACTAGCGTCTCAATCTCATGTAACTTTTTTTATATTTCCGCTATATCATACCTCAGTTGGTCTAATTTGTATGGCTTCTATAGTTTTGAGTGTTATAGTTCACGTTCATGTCGTAATATCTGTTGCTATAACTTCTCAAGTTAAACTTGTTGTTCATATAGTGTATGTATCTCATATTGATGGAGTTACTGTTACTCATGTTACATAAGCGTTCCAGAAGTAGTTATCATCACAACTAACATGTATCTTAATATTTCATTTCGTTGTTGTAAGTGGTACATAACCTATCTTTAATTTGTCAAGGTTCTTTCTACTTGAGAAGTTATCTCGCAACATAGGTATTGTTATTAAGTATCAATCTCTTTCGTTATTTAATATTGAACGTGTTGCTAATGTATTGAATGTAGTTCCTCCGTATTGTGTTTTGAAGCTCATCATTAGTTTATCTTCTTTGTATCATAATGAATCTATTGTTTGTGAATTAGCTGTAGAGTTTTTTGTTGTTTTTATGAACCCCCAATGGTCTTCTTCTATAGATTTTTCTTTACCGTATGTGTAAACACCGTTCACTCATGCTACAGCTATACTATCTTCGTATGCTATTAATGAATTAGTGTTTATATTAGTAAAGTTAAATTTAGTATATTTATCACAGAATTTTTTATTGTATGTCATATAATCACTAAAATCAGTTTCTTGTGTATTTGAAACCAATAGCTCTTTATCGTAACCATTAGCTAGATATATATATTTCTTATATCAATTTTCAACTAGAACATATGCTCTATTTCAATCAATAACAACATTGGTTATCTCTTTGTTTTTCCAATCAACTATCTCTAACACCTCACTAGATGTTCAATCCCAATAATATTGTTTAGAGTCATATCCATCAGTAGCTCGTATAAGTATCTTATCTCATAATCTATTTATAGCTACTATATCAAATCATCATTCTATTATATTAAGTGTTTCGTTTACATATGTTGTTGTATCAATCATATCTATACTAGAACCACTACCTATATAAAGAAATGGAGAATCATAATAAGCAGGATGTGATGTTGCTGATGTTATAGATGTTTTGTCTATCTCTAATCAATCTAACTCTCTAGCTTCACAAAAAGTAACAGTTCAATCAAAGTCGTCTGTTGGGATAAACCCAAAAGTTGCTACTCATCAAGTTGCTGTATCTATAAATGTATTAAATAATCAATTTCTTGCTACCTCTATTAGTCATAAAGATGTTGAGTTATAGAAACAAGCCACTTTACCTGTTGTCCAACCTGTTATTAGAAAAGATATTTTTAAATTTCATGTTCATGCTGTTGTTATGTCTTGTATTATGGTTGATACTCATCCTCAAGAGGTATGTGTACATCAGCTTGTTCATGTAGCCCACCCTGAGTTAATAGTCCAACTCGTATCTGTTGTTAGTGTAGGATTAGCAACTGTTTGCGGTCATAGAACTCATAATCAAGAACCACTTCAGAAAGTTACTTTATCTATATTGTCTTCTTTTATTCATACTATACTATCTCAACATCTAACAGTATTTACATAAGCGTCACTACTTTTTCGTAACGGTCAAAATGGTAATCAGTTACTAAATGATAAGAAACCTCATCAGTTAACCCACGCTTGTTCGTTTTGGTAAGCATCTGTCTCAATATATCAATCTTTAGTAAAGAGTATCTGGTAATCATGCAATTTATCTGGTAGTTGTGCTATGATATCTCAATTAGTTCTTGAATTTATTCTTTCCTCTGCGAGAAATTTATCTAATTTGAAAGACTTCTCTTCTCAAAGAATACCTTTAGAGAAAAAATAGCTACCTCAAGTATAATCACTTAAAGACATTCCTAGTCACCAATTATTTAGAGTTAATTTTGGGTCAGCAGCCATAGTTTATATGTTTATTCTAAAGAGGTTAAGTTTGGTCTTCTACATCTTATTACTTTCGTTGTTAATACTCACATACTCTTTAATGCTTTCTGTATCTCTACCTCAGCTTCTTGTAGTGAGTCGTTCTTCTTATCATATAATGTCATCTCTTTGAATATAGCTGGACACATCATATAAGATATTACTTCATGGTATAATGGGTCTATTAATATATCTTCATCTGTACTTACTGCTGTTAGGTCATATGGTGCTTTAGCTCATTCTATAAGTAATCATCCAACAACCGTTACTGTAGGTGTAGGGAATATATGTATAAATTTATTATCTGTTATGATAGCGAACGGTTCTTCTGTTGACTGGTTCTCTGCGTATCGTTCAGGTGTCTCTGTTAACATATCCCAATCAGTGAATGTTACATTAATGAAATCATCCGTAGAAACATATTTTATTCTTAGATTCTCTGGTTTAAATATACCGTATGTTGAACCACTAGGTTTAGATAACATATATTCAAACTGGTCTTCTGTAACATCAGTTGTCCATTTATCCCAAAAATAGTTCTTGTCAAGGTTGACAATCTTCTTATATAAGTCTCTATATGATTTATTTAACATAATCAATATATCATCAGAATCTATTTGACCCTCACTTATCCCTCAAGCTATCCTTCTTGCATAATTGATTATTCCACTAGCATCCATATGTATATATATTAGAAATAAATTTATTCTTAAGGATAGAATATCTATCCCTAAACTATAAGTCTATTTACCCCATCAAGATTTCTTTGTAATTTTAGTTTTAGTTTTCTTAGTTACTTTTTTCTTCTCTACTGGAACTTGTATAGGCTCAACACTTTCTGTGTCGCTCTCTATAGTTTCTGGAGCAATGACAACTGGTGTTTCTTCTTCTTTTTTATCAGTATCTTTTATCACTTCTTCAAATTTACGTTGTGATAAATCCATCATCTGTCCAGCATCTTTCTTTGGTTGTTCTTTGTTAAGTCTTGTAAGGATAGCTTCTTTGTCTTTTACAAAGTCTTCTGTTGCTATACGTACTCCGTTAACGGAAATAAATTGTTTAGGTCAGCTCATTTTTAAAATAATTATAAATATAAATAAATCCCTGAGGGGACTAGCCCCTCAAAGATAAATTGGTTATGCTATTTTACCTCCTAAGATATTGAAAGGAAGGTTTTTAATACCATATTTGAAAGAGCTAGAATAAGGCATCTCTCGTGTAAGATTATCATTTTCTTTGAATGTTCCTTCAGACATAGGTCTTTGGATAAATTCAACGAACAATGGATTTTCTAAATTTAATCCAGACATATCAGAAATATAGAAATAATCGTTACCTGAACTCATTCGTGGAGTTTCAATTACTTGAACTGAACCAGAATAGATATTCATGTCGTCTAAATCTGTAACTGTATATTGTCCTTGTGCGTTCTTAGAAGCGTAAACTGCTTTAGCTTGTTTAGAAGCGTCTCCACCTTTTTTAACAAAGATTTTTGTGAAATTAAGTGGCATTGGTACACCATGTGAATCAGTAAATGCTCCAGCGTATTCTGCTACATCAGCAGCGTGGTCAACATCTATAGCATCAGTACCTAAATCGTTACTAAATGTTTCTGAAGTAGATTTCCAAGTATGAGTGTCATACAAAGCAGCTAAATCAGGAGAAATGATTTTGTAAGATGAACTTGAACCATTAGCATAGTCAAGTAATTCTCGGCATTCGTTTTCTAAGAAAGTTTTCATAGCAATGATTGCTGAGTTCTTTTGTTTATTAGCTATTTTAGCAATACTTTCAGTGTTGTCTCCAACCTTAAGTCTAGCTTTTTTAGTAATAGCCATTTTGTGTCCAAATTCTGCAGAGTCATAAGTTACTTTGTAACCTTTTCCAATATCAGAATTTTTAAGTGGTGCTCCTTCATCGAAGTAAGCAGGAAGGTCTACACCTTCAGTAGAAGTATAAGATGCTGTATACTCAGAAGTATCCATTACATCATATACTTGTGTAAATCAAGAATTTTTAACAGCTTCCCAAGATTGGTTATCAAACATTTGTTTAATATCCTTTGAGAAGGTAGTGTTAAATTCTGCTACAGTTAATACCATAGTAAATAAATTTAATAAATAAAAGTTGTATTATGTGTTGTAAATAATTAGTAAAGGAATTTGTTAATTCTAACTTTAATTTCGCTTGCTGAATTAACTACTCCAGCGTCAGTACCGATTGATACTTTGAATACATTAGTAGAGCTAGACCCAACATCAATTTGTTGTGCTGTTCCAGACAATACTAAATCAACTTCAGTTCCTCTTTGTGTTCCAGCGAAAACAGCGTCTCCTGTTCCTGTAAATTCAGCTTCTGAATCATTAAGAACTTGAACGGTAGTTTCACCATCAATAGCTCCGTTAGGAGAGAATGCGATTTCGGTAGAAGATGCTGTAGCTTTAGTAGCAAGACCAGATGTTAGGTCTACCATATCTCCAGCTTCAATAACTGTAGCAGAATCCTTTGAAAGTGTTTTCATAGGCATTCCTTTTACGTAGTTATTTACCAATTTAAAATCTGCCATAATTAGTAAAATTTAATAAATAAAAATTTGTATTAGTCTTCTGTTCTTGGTTTAGATACTTTAGGGACAGTAAATAGTTCTTTGTACTTAAATCCTGCTTCCTTTTTCTCAAAAGTTCAGTAATTTTTACTTCTATCACCAAGTATCTGGTTTCTGTAAGCTTCATCTCTCAACATCTTTCATCTAACTACATCGTATGCAGTATCAATGTCAAACCCTTTCTCTTCTTGAAGTTTCTTAATCTCAGGTAGGAAATCTTTAGCGTCTTCATTCTTTTCAAGAAATGTTTTTTCTTGTGAATCTTCTGTCTTGATTTCTTCCATCATTAATCTAACATCTTCTTTAGAAAACGATTTGTCTTTGTTTTTTGAGTGTTTCTTGTAACCATCTTTGAGTTTATCATATAAACCCTTGTTTTTAGTTTTAAGTTCTTCAACTTCTTTCTTCAATGTTTCTTTTTCATCGTCAGTAGCTTCTTCAGATTCTTCTTCAGATTCTTCTTTAGATTCATCATCGTTTTCAGTAGTTTCTTCTTCTTCTGTTTCTACAACTTCTTCTTCAGTAGTTTCAGTACCTTCTGTGTTAGTAGTTTCAGTGGTTTCCATGTGTAATAAATAATTGATAAAATGTTTAGGAGTTTTATCACTCCAGTGGTCTTATCATACCCTATTGGGTAGAGCCAAGCTTATCTATATTATAAGATAAAACTTTTAATGTAGCTAGTGGATTGTCTCTCAATTTCACTAACTCTTTTCTTAGCAAGATTTTAACTTCCTTAAGTGAATGTATGGGATTCAACTGTGATTCAGTCATATCGTTTAATATTTCACCTGTTATTCTATGAATTGCTTGTGTAAGTATAATAGAGTAATCTTTAAACTCCTGTGAAGTTACAAAATCCTCTAAAATACTTATCTTATTAATCTTGTCTTGCTTTAATGTTTCTTTATATTCTGGGTTTTGTGACTTGATGACAGGTTTTACTTCGTTCATTTTGTGTTATTTAAGGTGATAAAACATCAGCTCTTGTTGGATAGTTATTAACACTACCGCTCTGTTGTGCTATGTTACTAGTTAATTGACTAGCCATAGAGTTACCAACTTGAGCCATCTTATCTTCTCCTCCTCCTTCTTGTCATGGTTGAGGAGGTTGTTTAGCTTTATTGAGTCATTCTTCTATCATTAGGTCGTTAATTTTAGCTAATACATCTTTCTTAACATCAGACTCTCTAGCCTTCTGTAGATATATATAGTATGTTCGTAAATCCATTCATGGATAGAATAATGCTTTAGGTTTTAGGTCTTCTGTTATTTTTTTGTTATCTTTATGTTCTGCATATGCGTTTAGTTGTTTAATATAACGTATAGCTCTATTCTCATCACTTGTTCTAGGATATTTTAAGTATATCTCTTCTCTAGGTATACCTCTATATTTCTCTATATCTCTTTGATAGAATAGTTTAGAGATAGCTGGTATATCAGGGTTAGCCATAACAAACGCTTCTCTAGCCATAAGATAATCTAATTTCTTTTTATTCTTTTCGCCTATCTCTTTTTTAGATTCAACAAATATATCTGGGTCTCAGTGGTCTTTAATATCTTTACCGTTAATCATAACTTCGTTACTTGCTATACCGTTACCTATTCTAGCATATTTCACTTCATGTTCAGGTAAGTATTCTTTCAAACCTCTTAACCACATATCTTTAACAAACGATACTTCTCACCAACCTATACATTCACTATCTAAAGAGAATATCAAGTTAGAGTTTACTTGTTGCATCTTAGCTTCTCATAAAGAAACATCAGGTCAAGTAGGTAATCATCTTTGTGAAGCTGTATATCAAGTATTACCTTGAGCTTCTTGGTCTAGTATAGTAGATAAGTTTAGTGTTGATTGGTCTGCTTTGATACCGTCAATAACTGGTCTAACAACATCACCATCAAGTTTTCACATCTCTCAGTTGAATGGTACTATAATAGGTCAGTCTGTAGGTCTTTCAGCTAATAGGTCTATATCTGTTATCTTGCTTATGTCTGCTAGTAATACTTGGAAACCAGAATTTCGTTCCTCTTTTCTAAGAGCCATATTCATTAATCTATTCTTAGCGTTTTGGAATGATAATACCAACTCTGCTAGTCAGATACCACATGGGTCATCCTCTAACGGGAAAGCGTTTACAACAACTACTGGGAATGGTACAAGTTCTGGATGCTTCTTTTCTTCTTCTGAGATAGGTGTTATTCTTTCTCGTCTACCAATAGTCTTCCTATCGTTAAATAAATCTGCTAAGTATTTAACTCATTCTCGTTCAAAGAATATTCTAGTACCTTCATATTGTTCGTTAACTATTGCTGTACCTAATGCTCTATCTTCTTTCTTTTCGTCTCAGTTATCTGTACTATCGTTTCTTGTCTTAGTATAGTCATCTATATTAAAATATATATCTCAAGACTTACTTAATTTATTAATCTTAGTTATTTCATTCTTAGTTATAGAGAAATCAAACATATGATATCTAAACCCTTTAAGTGTACTACCATGTGGGTCTGGTAACCAGTATTCTGGCGAAACAACACTATATTTTATAGTTTGGTTTATTGTATCATATCATTCTTTCATTAATAACGATACACCGTAGAAACCAATATTCATTATATGAAAAAAATCCTTCTGTTTCTTTTTCATAGTAACAGTGTCTTTTTTGTAACAAGTTTCTAACATATATGCATAGTCATCATCCAAGAACTCTGCTCAAACAAATCATGCTGTAAGTCAATCAGTATAGTAAGTACTAATAAAAGCCTTTAAATGCTGAAATAACAGATGAATTTTAATCTTGTCTGTTTCTGAGTCTGCTGGATTTGTAAATTTAGAATATCGGTATTTAAACAACTCTCTCTTTTGGGACATATATGTTTCACTATCCTGATACCAGTTCTGTATCTTACCTAGTATCTCTTTTTGGAGTTTCTCGTTTTTAAGTAACTGTTCTTGTTTGATATACTTTGACATAAATTACAAATCAATGATAAAATACACATTATGATACTAATTATACTCATAAGGTGTCTATAAACCTAGCTTTACGCTTAAGTTTATATAATTTTTCTAGTGGAGACTTATCCTTTTTACTTAACCAATCAGCGTGAACAGCCTTTGTCTGTATATTCTTCATAAATCAATTCAACATCATAATAGCCATAGAAAGTGCATCAATAATATCGTCATGCTTACCGTTAGGGAATTTTAGCAGTTGAGCTTCTAGCTCGTTTACATTTTTTCATCTAAGTTGATGTATAATAGCAACGTTATTATATCTAGGTTGTAGAGCTGATAAAATTTTAGCTTCTTTATTCATAGAAGATGTCTGTCATTCTAACAGAAAGAAGTTATTTCTTTTCTTCATCTCTTTTCTTATCTCTATCTCAAGCATCTTTTGGTATGAGTTTATCTCTATACCTACCTTCTGTGGGTGGAAAGTATTTACTACATTAAATAGATTGTTTATAATCTCATCTGGTAGCATCTTTCATCTCCTTACATCAATTACATACACATTATTATTCTCTTTGTCAAGACCAACAGTTACTATTGATGTATCATCAGCTGTCTGCTTTTGGCTAATCGCTGGGTCAACAAACGTTACAACCTGTAAGTCTTTGATATATTTAACTCAGTAGTTATCAAATATCTCTCATTTATCGTAGTATGTGAAGTATTCTCACTTAAACGCTCAACCTCATTCATTGATAGGGTCTCACATATACATAGCTTGGAATAACGACTCTCCCATAGTCTGTCTTTTCTTTTCAATAAGCTCTTTAGGGTGTTTCTCTGGTCGTATAACGCTTCAATCTTCGTTAAATACTGGTATATTCAATACTTCTCGTTCATCTCATTCCTTTTCTAGTAGTCTACCACATAAATCATCCTCATGCCATCTAGTCATTATAATAATAGTAGCTGTTTCTCAGTGTACTCTTGTTAACGGTACTGAAGTATACCAATTCCATACTTTATTTCTTATTAATGGGCTTTGTGCTTCCTCATAATCCTTATGCGGGTCATCTATTATCATTTTGTCAACCGTTTTACCTGTTAACGAACCTCATACACCTACAGCTCTATAAGAACCTCATTTAATTGTATTCCATTCTGTAATACTTTGGCTATTGGGGTCTAATAACTCACCAAATAACGCTTTATATTGGTCTGTCTTAACTAAATCTCTTGTTTTACGTGAGAAACCTTCTGAAAGCTCTGCTGAGTAAGACGCTAACGCTACATTCTGGTACATATTCTTACCTAGAGTCCAAGCAGGATAACCTACGGACGATATAGAGCTCTTACCATGCTGTGCTGGTACATTAATCATAAGTTTCTTAAGTTTACCTCTCTCTACTCTCTCAAAAGCTTCTATTATTTTCCTATGAAACTCTTTAAGTACATATCAACCTCATGGGCTATGTGCGTACGGGTCAGTATACAACATAAACTGTGTTAGATTATCTCTAGCGAGTTTCTCTGGGTTGAAATCTTTTAATATATTATCTGTCATTAAGTTTTATAGTAGCATCTAAAATTCAACATACTCATTTATTCTTTTTAATCTTTCTATGTAGTGTAAAATCCTCTAACTTTGTAGGGATAGGTACTACTAATTTTAAGTCTACTGTTTTCATAGCCCAACAATGTGTAACTATATTATCGTTCCTAAACATAGCTCAAGTTCATCATAATGTCAACGGTCATGTGATAGTAGATTCTCTTAATCATCTAATAAGCTCTATATCTAAACTATATGGTATCTCTATATTGTCAAAATAAGCTACATAGTCTGTTGTTATAGAACTAACATCATCTTCTGTGATAGTATCTCATACGATATGACATATATAGTTAGATTTAATATTATTTAACAAATGTTTTTCTATTTTGTCAAGATTTCATTCTTTAAGTAATATGGTTATCTCATCATCTCAGTTTTCACAATACATTGATTTATTTATACTTACTGGTCAGTTGTCTCATATGTGTTTACATAATACTCTAGTATCAGCGTTTATATAATACATCATAGAGGTAGCTCTTTCACAAAAACATATATCCTCACTTATTACTAACGAACTTACCTTATCTAAATCTGTTAACGGTTTATCAAACAAATACTCTTTTCATTCATAGAAATACATAGTCTTCATCTCAAACAGGTTATCACCATATACATTAACCATATCTTTAAGTATAGATGTCTTGATTAGTAAACATCATGCTCAACAAGCGTCAACTTTATGTATAGTACCTATCGCTATGTTAATCTTATTGACATTATAATAAAATGGTTTATCTCATTTAATTTTATTGTATATTAATAGTTTTTTATCTCATCATCTAGCTCTATATAATCATGTTGTGATTCATAACCCAGTATATATCATCTTTACAAGAACGTCTTTAGGTGGTATAGTATCGTCATCAACAAAGAATAGATATTCGTATCATCATTCAATAGCTGATTTAACATACATATTCCTAGCTATATCTATAGGTGTCCTTTTAATAAATGAAACAGTTTTACTATAACCTTTAGGGATAATTAAACTATCTAAGAAATTTATAATATCTATAGATAGTTTTCAATCAAATGTAGGTATTGCTATAAGGATTTTTTTCATCTTAACAGTCAAATATAAAATCTTCTTGTAGGTCGTCTTCTGGTAAAGGATATACATCAACAACATCCCATCATTTTTCATCAGCTATCTTAAAGAATACTGGTCTATCTACATTAGGTACATAGAAAGCTGTCTGACTTTTGAGATGATGGCATATAGCGTCATGTTTTACTTTCTGTCTAAACCCTAAATCTTTTATATGGAATCATAACCAGTTATCGTTACCGAATATTCTCATCCTCTCATCTATAGGAAAGAACTTATCTTTGTTCTCTTTCTTAAAGGTAAAACAATGTCAACATATATGATTACCATAATACATCAACGGACTAGGTTGTAGTCTATCTCATTCTCTAAATCTAGGATTAACTATACCTATATTCTCATCATCATCAAACCCATCAATAATCTTTTCAAAGAACTCTTGTGGGAAGATAACATCGTTATTAATAACAGATATATATTCTCACTGAGCGTACTTTACTCATTGATTCCATGCTACAGTAACACCAACATTCTCTTCAAATTTATAATATTTAATCTTACCTTCTGATTGGTTATATAATGAAGCAACAATCTCTCATGTATCGTCTGTACTTCAGTCATCAATTACAAGTAACTCGTAATCTATGTTTCTACATACATCTAATATATTTAATATTGCTTCCTGTGTTAGATGTGATTTATTATACACAGGCATAACTAAAGATAATTTAAGCATCTGATAAGTGTCATTCTAAAAATGTTATATATTTATTATGTCGTAGATTTCCATCTGTTTCTAACCATTTTCTGTTAATATTATATTTATACGCTATTGGTTCAAACGATAACTGGTCTTGATATGTTCGTTTTACATTCTCATCCCATCGTTTTTCAAAGAAATCAAGTATTTTATCAGTTATTTTATATATAAGTAATCAAGAAGCGTTTAATCATCAATGTAATGGGTATCACTCAGCAATATAGTGTTCAGCTTGTTTTTTTATAGGTAATCCTGTGTATTTTTTCCACCTAATGTCTCATCAACTATGTATAAACATAGCTTCATCCATTATGCAGTCCCTTTCAGGGTGTTTAAAACACACTATATCGTTATCTATATTTTGTTTAATGAAATACTCTATAGAATCCTCTCTTTTAAGTCTAGCTGTACCATCCATATACACAATCTGTGTACCTTTATCTCGTTTTGGGTGCATCCTATATCGTTTAGCTCTCATTCTATTATGTAAATCTTTATTATTATCACATAATATAACTTCTCGTTGTTTTTCTGCTCATCTTTCTATTGCTAGTTCTTTGTTATCAGTGAAACATATAAATTTACAGTTCTTTGTTTGGTTAGGTTGTAGTTTAAGTGTATCGTAGCCACCAAATATAGCCGTAAACACTGTTACTACTGGCTCTGTTTTCCTTCTAAGGATAGTTAATCCGTTATTGTTATCAAACACCTTAAGTTTCTCTCGTTCTGGGTACTCAGCAATATAATCGTTTATAGCTGGTAGTAATCATTCATCTTTAGTCTCTCAATGGTCTCAGAAAGATACCGTATCATGGAACGCTATAAATCTTCTAACCTTAGGTGCGTGTCTTTTAAGCTCCTCTCTAAGTAGTTCTCCGTTATGAAGAGTATCTATAAACAGCATATCTGTTTCAACTATATCTATCTCACGAGTATCTCATGTATTGAATTTCCAGTTTGGACATAATCATTGTAGTTGTTCTACTGGCTGTGTGCTCTCTAAATCATACGATACCACATCATCACATCACATAAGTAAAGCGTGTGAGCTTAACGCTGTCCTTACTCACATCTCTGTAACAGTATCACATAACGAAGCCAACCGTTTAAGTGTTGGTAAGTGTTCGTTTATGTCTGATTTAGTTTCGCATAATATATTATACTTCTCAATTAGCTGTTCATTCATCATTTAACGGTTTAGATTCTAAAATTTCTCATTGTATTATCTCTCATTTTTGTTCTAATCATTCCATATACTCTTTAAACATCTTTTTCTTTTGGTCTTCAGTTATGCTCTCTGTTCTTGTTGTTGTTTCTTTCTTATCTGTCCAGTTAAGGTCTGACATCCCTACACTCTTTACTACTTGTGCGTTCCATAATCAATTTAAACCATTGTTTACCAACATATCTTCCTGCATATCTTTAACTAGCTCTACTGCTTCTCTAAGCTCTTCGTAGTTATTTATCCAGTAACTCCATTTAGAGCTTGGTATCTTATGCTTAACACGGAATCATGCTACGGTTGGGTAATCATACGCTTCTTTAACCATAAGTCAGGTAGCTTTATCTTTCCTTTTCCTATATTTAGGTGTAGAACAAAATTCCACCAACATCTTAGAGAAGTTCTCGTTATAAGTTATCCCTCTCCATAGTATATTGTTGTTGATGATTATCATCTTCTTTAGCCCTCTACCTTTATTGTTATCTCCTTTAGGGTTGTTTGGGTTCTCGTTAGTTAGTAACGGGTTGTTCTCTGTTTTGATTCTCTTCATTTCATCATTCTTTAGATAAATTAGCCATCTGCTCTGATTCTAGTTTCCTTCCTATCCCCATATACCTTCTATCTCAAAGATTTATACTTGATAGGAACGCTTCTAATTCTATTTTATTCATATCATATACATGGTCTAGCTTCTCTGCTATGTTCTGTAAGACCTCGTTTGTTACATCGCTGGCTTTCAAAATAGAACCTCATTTTTCTAGGAACTCTATAAAACCTTTGTTATCAAACATATTAATAAATAACTCTAAATCCATATTTATTACTGGGTCTTTGGTGTATTCTATGTTCTCTGTGTTACAATCTCTCTCGTATACAACAAATAACTCGTATCATTTACTTATCTTCTTAATCTTTATAGCCCAGTCGTTACTTATTCACCACTGTCATAATTTAAAATCTTTTATTTTCATGTTGTATCTAAACGGGTTAAAATGTCTTTATGGTAATCTCTTGTGTGTTTTCATACATATGGGTCAAATGCTGAACCTATATCTATCTGTGTTATGTCTCTTTTATATTTATATATATCGTCTATTAATACATTAGCCATCATACTAGCACAGTATATAACAACACAACCTGTATCTATATTTTTCTTTATCTCTAATAGTATCTCTTTATAAGATAACCGACAGTTATTATCAGGTATCTCTATAAACACTCATCATAGTAATCATTTTAAATATGATGGTCATACCATGACTATATTATTAGGCTTTAGTATAGCTATCAACTCATCTAGCCCGCTATCTATACTCTTGTAATGGAATATATCAGCTCATACCCAATTATCTATATTAAATGTTTCCATATATTTCGGCATAATCTGTTTTACTAATCATTGTAATCATAATATATACTCTGGTTTAGATGCTAGTATCTCTCTAAGCCTTTTACCTAACTCTGGGAAGTATGTATGTCAATCACAGTTCTCTCATCAGTTGTTCTTCATACAAAGGAACTCTCAATCTCACCATCTACTGAAAGAGAAATACTCTCAGTTTGCTATCTTATCTAGTATCTCTGTATACATATTTTATAAACTTATTAATATAAAAATTAACCGTAACCATCGTAACTGCGGACATATTATCCAAAATCATATAAATATTAATATCGCCATGTTTAGTAACTTATAATTTAAAATATATTACCTTTACATTTATTTCATATACTAAGGTCATCATGCTCGTCTATCTTGCCTGATACCCACTGCTGGTATCAAACCATGCTCTCAGTCCTAACGCTTACGGTACTATCCTCTATATCAGCACTATATAAATCTATATCTCTATGTAGATACTCTAATATACTGTAAAAGGCTGCCTTGTACTGGTATAGCTTCGCTTCGTTAGCTTTTCTTATCTTCTCTCTTCAGTCTCTTTCTTGCTGTGTTCTCTGTATAATCATACTTGACATAATTAAATTAAATGATGTTTCTGTTAATATTCTTTATGAAGGAATTATTTTATATTCTCTATAAAACGTAATCTACTTAACATTAATGGATGTATACTCTCTCACTCATGCTCCTTACAATGACACTCTAAACAAATCTTAATTAAGTTATATGGGTCATTATTGTTGTGGTTCTTATCTATATGGTGTATCTGTAATCATCATCTGGTTCATCAACATTTCTGACATACATTAACTACTCACCAATTTTCTAAAAATATTTTTATATGTTCTTTATTTTGTTGTTTTCTTTTGTATATCTTTTTTGGTTTAACTTTAATAATTTTTGACTTAGTATTAGATTTTCTCTTTTTAGGTTTTTTTCTTTTCTTGGGTTTCCTTTTTTTTGTTGTCTCTTTTATCTCATTATCATAAATATCTCTATGTAATGTATCACGTGCCATCTTCCTTATAGCTAATAAACCGAAGTCTTTCCGCATAGGCTCTCTTCACTTGAGGTTTCTCATGTTATCTACTATTCACATTGTATATGTAATTTTATAAAATACTAAATGTCAAGTTACTCTCTAAAGGTAGTTAGTACCGGATACTCTTCATCCAGTGTTTTCTTCTCTCAATGATTTTCTAATCCTAGTTACATTTCTTCAAAAGTATATATAATATTATGGAAGCTTTTAAAAATTATCATATTTTGTAGGGGTGTACTCATAAATATAAACACCAACACCGAGTGAAGTCCCCCCCCTATACCCACC